AGGATATTGCAGGCTTCGTACAGATGGCTGTATAACATCTGGCTCGATGTTACACTTTCTGCTTTTTCGTTTTTTGTTGTTGCCATAAAAGTATCCTATTTTTCTTTTATTATTATTTTCCAATTCCGGTTTGCAGAGGCTTAATATAACGCAATCACCTGGACATCTAATGTCCCCTCTGTTATTCCCGATCAAATTTTTTCCTGTTTTTTTCAGGACCACCTTTGGCAAGCCAGGCCTCAATTTGGTCCTTTTTGAACTTCCAACATCTACCCATCTTCATCGACGGCATGTCATAGTTGGCGATCCAGCGGGAAATCGTATCATGGCTGACGCCCAGGTAAGCACAAATTTCCTTCATTGAAAGCCAGCGATCGTCCATAATAACCTCTTGTCGTTATTGATATTTGTAAGCCTATAACTCCAATATACAAAAGATAGCATACATTTTCAAATTTTCAAACGCTGAACTACGCATAACTACGATTTTTTTAATCTTTGCACAAAAAAGCCGATCCGAACTCAATGCCCAGATCGGCCGAAAAAAGTCATTTATTTTCCAAAGTGTCAAATTGGCACTTTGAAATTACACTTTGAAAGTTACTCCACCACCACATATCTCATCACCGTTGCCAGGAGATCGTCGTAATTGCCCGCTGTGGCCTCGGTCACGAACGTGTCGATAAACGCCTGGGGATAACCGGCTTTGCGCATAGCGGTCCGGCAGCGGCCCAATATGACAAAGGCGTTCCCATCTTCCCCGACCAGGCGCACCTTGACGTTGGTGATCGGGGCCTGGAGATCGTCCTCGACTTCGGTGGTCAGTCCGCGATCCCGTAAAACGCGCAGAAAGGCCTCTGCCGCCGCGAAGGGATCGTCCGGGAGCGTGTGATCGACTTCTCCGATCCGGGCCAACGTAAGCCCCATGTAGGCCGTTTCTGTTTGATCGTTCATATAAGGATTGTCGCGCATCATCCCCTGCACGATTTCCAGCGCTGTTTCTCCGATCACGACCTCGCCGCGATTGAGGATTTTTCCTTCGGGCGTCATCTCGTTCATTCTGATTTTCATGGTGTTATGTTCCTTTCGTTTTATGGGGCCTCGCGGCCCCGTTGTTCGCTTCGTTTATCTCAGGCGGCCCGTTCTGCGTTCTTCCAGGCGGCGCTGCCGGGGAGCCGTTTCAGGAGGTGCTGGCGGGTGTTTTTGAACTCGTCGCCGTTCAGCCCCAGGCCGCAAACCAGGAAAACCCGCATGTCGTATTTCGCGCTCCGGGTGTCGTATTCCCGGCGATTCTTGCTGGAGGTGCTTTTCGCAGTCAGGGCCTTCGCCGCGATCGCCAGGCAAAGGATGATGTTTGCTTTGATCTCCCCTGCGTGGGTGCTGCCGTTGGCGGCCCGGACTTCGATCGTGCCGGTTCTCCAGATGTTGTTCAGGTTCAGATCGCGGTATCTGTGGCTTTCGTAGTGGCTGGGGTTCAGCTCCAGGTAACCGAACCAGGCTTTGTTCAGGCTTTCGTTGGTGATCTGGCGGGTGGCGTTCAGGCGTTCGATGAATCCGCGATCGGTGCGCTTCGCGTAGTGTCCCAGCCGGTGTTCCCAGGTTCCCAGGGATTTGAGGATCAGCTCTTCCTGCTTATAAAAGATCTTTGCGAAGTTGGCGATCTGGGTGGGATTGAAGCTCTGCGCTCCGATGTGGATGTGCTGGCTGGTATCGCTGGTGGCTTTCGCTCCGGCTTTGCGCAGGGCGCGGACCACTTCCTGCAAGGTTTCCATATCTTCCCAGCGGAGGATCGGAGTTACCACTTCGCAGCCGCCGTTTTCCAGGGAACCGTCGCGGATCGCTTTCCAGATCCGGCCGTCCGGCGCGGTAACTTCCCAGGCGTCGTAGTCTCCGCCGGTGAACCGGACTCTGCCGCCGATCACGCCCTGGATCGCTTTTGCTGCCACCTGGCGGGCGATCCCGGTATATTCAAGCTCGGTTCCGAAGGTCAGGCTTTTCATGGTTTCGATTGTGTTCTGCATTTTCGTATCTCCTTGATTTTGTTTGTGTTATGCGTTCTATTTTTGTTTCTGTGCATACATTATCATGGAAGTACGAATTAGCCAGTCGAAAATGCAAGAATTATTGAAATTAAAGTTGTTAATTATCAACATTTTATGCAATTTTCGACTTGCTTTTTGCAGAAGTGGAGCTGCTCTGGAAAATTACCGCTTTTTCAGGCCGATCCCCTCGAAGTTGTAATTCCCCCGCCGGATCTCCGCATGGTCGGCTTCGACGGCCTTTCGGTAATCCTCACGCTGGGTTTCTTTCTCCTTGCAGTCCATGCAAAGGACCTCGTGATTGTACATGCTCTGAATCCGGCAACCGTTCAGCGGCTTCCCGCACCGATCGCAGTTTTGAACTTCAAAAAATCTGTCTCGCATACTCATTGTTCCTTTCCAATAATTACTTGCATTTCGATCCAGTCCGGATCATTGTAAAGGCCGTAAACCAGCCAGCGGCCATCTTCGTAAAGATAAAGGTAGTCGGCACTGAGCTGGTCCAGGCCGATCCGGTGGTACTCCTCAATCGAAGGGAAGCTCTGCACCGGAAACGCAGCTTCCTCTCCGCCATCGCGTCCATAGGCTATGGTCAGGTTCCCTTTGCCGGGATCGCTGCTGTCGAAGCGTTCTCCCAGAAAGGAAAGCTCGCCCAAGTCCAGCAGTGCCTTGACCCGATCCGCTGTTTTATACCAGCCCGCCAGGACAACCCCGGCATGGCCTGGATAACCGTCGCAATTCAACCGGACAGCTTTGATCGAACCGTCCGGCATCTTCATTCCGATCCCCGCCGATGTCATGCCTGCACCTCGACAATTCTGTCCAGGCAGTCGCGGAACTCCGCGATCGTGAAGAAGCTGATCCCGCCGGTTCCATCGGGCCGGAGCTCGTACTGGTCCTTGAGCAGCACGAAGTACAGCGGCCGATCATAGCCATGATCGACGTCGAAAAACGTCGGATTGAATTTGTCGCGGTGCTTCTTCGGGATATACCGGAAGATCTGTTCGAGAGTGAGTACCCGGCGCGGGGCCTGGCGTTTCGGTTTCAGTTTGGTGACTTTGATTTTCATGGTCTGTTCCTTTCTATTACAGGTAGTGATAGCTCACTTTGCATCCGGCAATTGTGGCCTTGCCGGTTTTTTCCAGCGCTTTTGTGATCGCCAGGCTGTATGTGACGTGATGGCCTGCTTTGCGATTGATGATCGACGCAGCCAGAGCTGCTGCTGCGAATCCCCGGCATATTTCTCCGTCTACGATGATTCCAAGTATTACTCGATTTTCCATTTTCTTGCTCCTTTCAGAGCCGGGGATCGCTCCCCGGCCTCACTGTTATATTAGAAGTTGTAGTCGTAAAAATATCCGCAGGTGTCGCTCAGGGTTCCGAGCTTTTCAAAGGTGGTTTTGCGCTTGCCGGTTTTGGTGGTTTCGTAAAGGAAAATGTAATCACCTTTGATCTCGGCGTTGGGATCGTTCTTCTTGCTTTCCAGCCATTCCTCTTTCATACCTTTGACCGGCAGCGCCAGGGCGACCACTTCGTGTTTGAATCCCCAGATACCATCCTTGTTGCGTTTGATCTGAAAGGGTTTTGCTCCTTTGCGGATCACTGGCTCGGCTTCTGCGAACTCGCGGTTAAGGTCCGGGCAATGGGCCGCGAAGCCGCCAGGAATCATTTTCGGTTTGATCCGCTTCTCGACCTCGATGGCCATTGCTGTTCCCTTGACTTCGTCGATCTCGGTGACCAGGTAGCTTTCGACGTCCGTGTAGATTCTCTTGTTGATGTACTTTTTCATTTTGTATCTCCTTGATTTTGTGTTTATTATTTGCTGCGGAAGGAGGGAAGGCTGAAGGCGTTTGCGACTGCTTTGCGGATCGTCAGGTCTTTGGTGGCGTATCCGCTGCGGATGATGATTTTTTCCTCGCCGGTGGCCTCGTTGACCGCGATCATTCCGCGCTTGGTGATGTCGGCGTAGATTGCGAAGTTGATTCCGGCGACCGTCGTTGTTCCTTTTGCGATTTTCATTTTTATATCTCCTTGATTTTGTTTGTGTTATATCGCTTCCGTTTACAGTGACATAACATATCATGGAAGTATGAATTAGCCAGTCGAAATGCAAAGAATTATTGAAATAAAAGTGCTTTATTATCAACTATTTATAGATTTTTCGACTTGCTTTTTCATTACTTCCATGCTCACTCGCCAGAATTCCGCAAAAACGACAAAAAAAGCCCGGCAAAAGGCAAAAGCACAATTACCGGGCCACAGGAGAATTACTTGCTGGGGATGGGATCTTTCAGCGTTTCCAGGACCTTGTTGGGATCTGCTCCGGCCTCGATCAAATCGACAGCAGCGCCATTGATCTGACGTCCGATCTTCACCTTTAAGGTTCCATCGGTGTTCACGCCGGTCTGCTTTTCGGTTCCAGCGGTTCCGTCCGCAGCCGCCTGGCCGGTCAGTTCCAATTCAACATTGTCCCTGGTGACCGCGCTGAGAATCTTTCCGTAACGAAGGTTCATGGAGAGCATGCAGTTCTCCGGATTGATCCCCACGTCAAAGCCGACGCCGTCTCCATACTGGATCGCGTTATGGCCACAGCCGGTGAGGATCACGACGACGGCAAGAGCCGCCACGATAAGGGTGAGATTACGCATTTTCTTTTTTCTCCTTTCTGCGTTTCTTTTCACAAACGGCACATTCACATGGACTGGTCCACGCTTTCCAGCCGAACTTCTGGCAGATATTCCCGAAGCGCCGGGCCTGGTTCATCACGATCCAGCGGCGCGGGTTATACCATGCAAACTGGTTCTTGGCGACGGTATATCCGTTCTGTTTGAATCTGGCATTTGATTCGTCAAACTTCTCCTGGCTCTGGTCGCTCTCGTGCCACTCCACGTCATGGATCAAAGCCACGACTGCCAGGGAGGGATGCAAGGCGGAGATTGCGTCGCGGAGCCAATCCGGAAACGCATCTGGCCCGATCCCATTATAAATGGAACAGAGTTCCTGCATGTTGTATTTGCGGAGGATCTGACAGTTATCGAGCTGCAATGTCTCCGCCAGTTTGCGCAGCTCTTTGAGTTCCTTCAATCGGTTCATACCTTTTCACTTTCTGCGGAAATCTCCGCGTATAATTCTGCTGATTCTTCGGAAAGCTCTCGCATGGTATGCGGAGGCTCTCCCTGCAAGTCCGGCTGGATCACCACCTGGGCGAAGTCAGCGGAGCAGCTTGCTGTTTCAATCTTGGTCTTTTCGGTGAAATATGCCTGCCAAAACAGGCTCAGCCAGATGGTAACAGCCATTCCTTTCGGTTTGCGCATAACAGCCAACGTCGAGGCCATTGTAATGTCGCTGCTGTTGAGAAAGCGCTGCTCGTACTGCTTGAACGCGCCTTGCAGCCGGGAGATCATCTTTTCCCGATAAGCTGTCAGCGCATCCCCAGAATATTCCACATAGGTTTTCTGGATTTCTCCGTTCACCACTTCATAGCGCGGGCGCATGTGTGGTTTCAGGCTTTCGGAAACAACCGGCAAAAATCCATGCTGTTTCATGATCTCCGGTTTCTTGTTAAAATCCCGGATTCCCCAATAAGTGTCGGGAGCCGGGATCACCGTAAACTCGTCAATAAAACGTGCGTACATGTTACCTCCTGTCAGTCAGATAAAGGTCCCACACTTCCGCTTCGGAAAGGCAGGTATCGTAAAGTCTCACATCTGAAATCATCCCCCAGCCGTCCCAGATATAAAAGGTCGCGCCAGGGAATTGAAGCGGGCTCCAATCTGTCTGATCCCACAGCTCTCCATTTACATATATAGTAATGGTGCTTCCGGAGAGTGTCGCGGTCAGATGGAAGGTGTCACCGGTTTCTGCCTGGGGGAAGTTATGGTCATACGAACTGTCCCAGGTTTCCAGAACCGTTCTTGTGCCGGTTCGATATTGCCAGAAAAAAGCATTATCTTCGCTGTCAATTCCGAACATATTTCCGCGAGAACTACTGGTGATCCTGACGTTTGCCGCCAGAGTCATATCAGAAATGCCTCCTTCCGGCAGGGGAAACTCCAACGTTCCGCTGGCCCAGCCATCCGGAGTAAAAATCATGGTATCACCTGTAATAGTGTGTTTGTACGGCGAAACATCCTTCACGAAATCTCTTAATGGCAAATGCAAAATCGGCTTACCGGGATAATGCGGCTTCTGGGGCAAAATCAGGTTTGCATTTGAAGATCGCAATTCCCCCAACAGAGGGTCATACCCGACTGACATTTTCCACCTCCAATGTTTTATTGATAGGCTGGTATGTCAAGTTTTCTGCGTTATCCCACTCACCATAAGCCCACTCAATAACAGTCTCGCCGGTTTCCGGGATTTGAGTAATTCGATGAATCGGGCGTTTGGGAGCATCTGAAAAACAGATATAATATACAGATCCGTCATTTTTGATAATATACGGCTGGAGCTTCCGGTGCTGGAAGTGAACGCTGGTCGCGTCAAATCCGTAACAATCAATTTGCATTTTCCGCCTCCTGGCTTTGATAAACCTTTGTTTCAGTTTCGGAATAAGTGAAGGTCGCGCCCTCAACGTCAACTGCGTCGTCGAAGATCACGCCGGTCTCATTCTGAATGATCTGTTTCCCTTCGTCGCTGAAGGTACGGAACAGTTTTGTCCCGTCCGCCAGCTCAACATAAAATTCTTTTTTGATCGCCATTTATTCCTCCATTTCTTTCATGTAGTTTGCGTAGTTGCTCCAATTGGAAGCGGTCTTGTATGCGGTCAGAACAGTTCGGTCTGTGCTTTTCGGAACCCAGATCACACAGGAACCGGGAATATCGTTGAACACGTTTGAACTGGTCAGACTCGGCGGCGTTGTCCGGTAGCAGTAATAATCCCGCATGGCTCGACAATAACGGAAAGAGCCCGACCGGATTGTTGCAATATCCGCATGGAACCTTACTTCGGTCAGCCGGTAACACTCATAAAAGGCTTCGTCGCCAATATAAGTGATGTTTTCCGGGATCTCGATGGATTCCAAACTGTAACAGCAATAACAGAGCCCGTTGGGAATACTGGTCCAGCTTCGCGGAATGTTTATGTGGCGCAGATTTCGGCAATGGTGGAAAATATAACCATTGACCCGCGTCAGACTTTCCGGCAAGTTGACCTTTTCCACAGCGTAACAGTCCTGAAATACTCGATCTTCCAGCCACTCCAGACCTTCCGGCAGCCGGATTTCCCGCAGAGCGTAGTTCACACAGAACGCATAACTGCGAATAGACTTCAACGTGCTGGGGAAGTGAACATAATTGATCGAGTAACAGCCATGAAACGCGTAAGGGTGAATTTCAGTCACGCCGTCCGGAATCGTTACGCCGTCAAGCGTATGGCAATTATAACAGATGTACTCTGGAATAATTGTGATCGAATCCGGAAAGACGACCCGCGACAGGCCATAACAATATTGCATTGAATATCGGCCGATGGTCGTCAATGAATCAGGGAACACGACGGCCACCAGAGCCCGGCACTCATAGAATATCTGCTCGCCCATACTGGTCAGGCTCCGATCAAACGTGACGGTCCGCAGGCCATACTTATATTGGAACGCGTAGCTCGACATCTGTCGAATCCCGGCGATCCGGGCCGCAATCAGGTAATAATTGCCATTTGACCCCTGGCAGAAATAATCAGGAATATACCAGGAGCCGCCTGCGGAGATTTTCATTTTGATCGTATAGGTTCCGTAGTCAGCATAAGTGAAACTGACGGTCTGTTTACCGGTGGACGAAATCTCGTCGGTACTGCCGTTTCCCCAATCAATGGTCAAGGTCCCGCTTTCTATATAAGGATAAAAGGTGACCGTCAAACCGGTGGGGATCTCCATGCGGACGTCAAATTCGCAGGCCCCGCTTTCGGTGGTAAAAATCGCACCGATGTCCCGGTGGCCATGAATATCGTCCAGAGCGCAGTTCCAGCCCTGAAAGATCATCCCTTCGTGCTGGGGCGTTTCAGGAGGATTTGCAGACTCGCCGTCTGCAACATACATGGTTTTCAGGATCGTCCCGTCATAATCAATAAACCGGACCCGGAACCCGAACTCCTCCGGAAGCAGATTGTCGATCGCAGCGGCGTACTCAGTGATCTTTTCATTGACCAGCGTTCCGCCTTTTGCGTTGATCGCCCGCTTTATATCGGCCTTTGCATCCGAAATTCTTTTTAATTCATCCGCAACACTCATCTTAAATCTCCTTCAGTATATCTTCCATGCCGACCAGAATTTTGCCCAGCTCCTGCAAGGCCGCCTCGACGGTTTCTCCGGCGAAATACGCCCCGGTGTCAGCGATCCTGATATTCGCAGCCGAGTCAATAATAAACTTGATCCACAGGCCCGCAAAATCCGAAGCTGCAAGGCTTTCTGCTGGTTTTGTGGTGGTCAGCACTGCCAGATATTTGTGATTATCAGTCCACTCTGTTACGTCGATAATGAAACCGGTTCCGTCACCGGCTGTTGCGAAAGCCACATGGGTGAACCAGGTGTCCGCGTCTTTTCCGGGTTCGCCCTTTGCACCGGAAACCAGCCCGTAGCAATCGCTCCAACCGGAGTCTGCTGCCGATCCGGTGGTCCAGATCCGGGAATCACCTTTCAGGCGCATCCGGAAGAAGCGATCCTGTGCAGTCTGAACTTCGTGCCAATCTTGACTAAGTTCCGACTGAGTTTCGGAAAATATCAGATCAAGACCGGCTGCACACAGCGCCCGCACCTGCGCTTCCGTCAGATATTCGCTTTGAATCTCCGTTGGGTTGCCGGTGGAGCTGATTCTGTTTCGGACCGTAAAGCCTTTTACCTGAAGAACGAACACCTCGCTCCCGCCTTCATCGAATCCGACCAGCTCGCCGTTGAGGGTTGCAACGCTCTCCTGGGTCCCCAGAAGTGTGTTTAATTCCTCTGTATTTGTGCTCCGGATCGGGATGGAGAACTCCGAAAAGGTATATTCCACCTCATTGATCGTCTCCGTAATACTCTGAACGGAGATGTCCGCATGATCCGCGACCAGAATATAGTTGCTGGTGGAGTCGAAGTCATCGTCCATGACAAACTGCCAGGAAGGGATATTCTGGAGTTCCGCCAGCGGGTACGGATCGGCGTTCTCTGCATTTGCGAACACCCGCATCTTCAGACAGGCCGAAACGCCACGCGTAAGGGTCGGAGCCGCCGCGTTCTTGGCATTTGCATAATCGCGGACCGCGCCGAGGGTGCTGTCAGCTGTGACGTAAAATGTTAAAGTTTGCATTTATTACTCCTTTTCATACTTTGATTTCTGCGGAAAGAGCTTGAACAGTCTGCTCCGCAAACCTCCGAGGAAAGCTCGGTCGTTGTATCCGCATAGTATTCGGGAGAGCTTTGCATCTTTCCCGGCAGCCTCCGTTTCACAGGTCCGCTTAAAGATCGCCTGGTCAAAGCCGCCAGTGATCCCCAGCAGGCCGCAGAACAGCGTATTGATCGTATAGCCAATGCCGGACTGGTAATCAACGTTCCGCATGGCCCGGAGCAGCTTTCGCGTCGGGAAACGCTGCGGGGTGTGCGATTCGTAATTATGTAAGAGGTGCAGTCCGCGAGCTTCCAAATACTCAAAAGTTCTCCGAACCCGCCTCTGCCAGATGCTCCCATTCTCCGGGAAATCAGCTTTACATCTCGCATTGAATACTGGCGGCAAGCTCTCGAAGTCAAATTCAGAGAGCAAAACACAGTCGTCAGAGCTCCATGCGAACTCCGGTGTTATATCCTCAGAAGCGATCGCAGTCAGGACTTTTCGGATAATGTTTCCGTCTTTGTTATGCTTTAAGGGATCATCCATCTGGATAATCCGCACATTTGTCAGCCAGGCGGGAGGATCGGAAGCCACGACTATGACGTTCCTGATCCCGCGTCCATACTTTTCCAGACTCCGTAAAAAGATGCGGAGCTCGTCATTTTTGCTCTTACTACCTCTGCCCAGAGGGATTATAAGGTCAATCATGCAGCTCCTCCAATCTCCTCCGAGCTTCCGGGTAATCTTTGTAAAAGAGCTCTCGCGTCTCATTTCGGAGCTTTTCGAGCTCCTGGGCAATGCTCCCGAACTCCTTGTCGCGGACTTCTTCGATCACCACAGCCAGATCCCGAAGGCGGAGCGCCGTTTCCCGGTGACTGAATTTCAGGTGGTCAGCGGCATCGCGCAGCTGGGCTGAAACGTAGTCCCGGTTGTCGTCCTCGTAGGTAAACTCCTGCCACTTCGACCAGGCGGCTTTGACGTGCTTTCTGGCGCAGGTCGTGCATTGATCGAAGGCGGAGGTTCGCCCAACGGAAACACCATTTTTGCCATGACAATTGCAGGCCATTATTCAAACTCCTCGTCGTTATTTTGTGAAAGTTGTCTGGCAGATTCGGTCTCGACGACCACCAGCTCTTTTTCATTGAGCCGGGTACGCCGGATTCGCTCTGCCTTTACGATACGCCGGTCCTCAAAGCCGGTCCCATAGCGTTGAGCGTAGAAGCATTTGTCCCGCCAGAACGCTGCTTTATATGCCGGTACTCCGTCTGCTTCCAGGCTGTACAGTTCGTTCTTGCCGGTCAGATATATCCGCGAGAAGATCTCACCAGAAAACGTCTGGCCGGAAATGTAGAGCCTTGACGGGCCAAAGGGGTCGAAATCGACCCGGTAAAGATACTCCGCGTCGTTGAAAGCGACTTTCAGAACCTTGCCAGGCTTCTCGATAATCAAAGGCCCATGCCGGGAAGCGTGAACCAGAGTGTTTTTCTGAAGGAACCCGACGTCTGCCGGGCAGAGAATCACCGGCAATGTTCCCGCATCCAGATCGCAGATGTGATAAAGTCGGAACAGCCGGTTCCCTTCGGCCCCACCTGCGATAAAGGTGAGATGCCACACTCCGTCAATGCACTCGGCTGCGGGAGAACACTCTGTTGCGTCCTCCGGCAAACCGGTATTGATCCGGAGCCAGCTTCCATTTTTGAACTGGTGAATTTTCCATTTCCCGCCGATCATAATGCAACAGAACAGCCTGGGCCGAAAGCCATTCTGCGGGTCGGGAGCAGCGAAAGGCATGTGTGATTTTATGTTTTCGTCAAATTTGAACATTTTATTCTCCATCCGGACAAGGCCATTTGATATTTCCTTCTTCGTCCGGGCATCCTTGTTGAAGTTCCATATAACCGTCGTAACTGTAACTGGAGCAGAACTCGTCCTGCAGCCCCACCAGTTTTCCACATTCGTCGATGTTGCCGCCGCCATAATTCACGCCAGAACAGCTGCCATCTTCGCCCACCTCGATGAGCCGCCAGTGGAATCCTGGTGTTCCGACTTCGTTGCCCTGGTACGGGGTAAGGTCCCAGCACCGATCTTCCTCGTTTTCAGAAGAACCGTTGAGGACCTTGCTTCCCAGCACAGCCGGTTCGCAGTCACATGGGCATTTCGGATAAAGGAAAACTTCTCCGCCGCGCATGATGACCTTGCCGTTTTTTAACCAAACCTTACCCGATGACACTGAGACCTCCTAACATCATGTGGTAATTTTCGATGATCGGACCATGCTGTTCCTGGATCACCGAGTATGCACCGTTTTTATAAATCAACCGGGCAATCAGCCTGCGGAATTTGCTGTCAGTCGGAGCCGGATAACTGGACTCCATTTTGAAAGTTACTCCTGAACCGCCAGTTTCGAGATAGATGTACATGCTCCGCTTCTGCTGCCAATCCTTAAAACAGCACCGGGGAACAGCAATGTGCCTGCTTCCCATGTCGATAAAACCACAGGAAGAAGCCTCGTAATCGGCCCCGTCAACGATTGCCAGCATGAGCCCTTCATCTTCGTCAACTTCACCACCAGAGCTGGAAGAATCGCTATCGGAACTCGAACTTGAGCTGCTGGATGAGGAACTGGAACTCGATGAACTGGAGCTGCTGGAGCTTGATCCGGAACCGGAAGAGCTGCTCCCGGAGGAACTGCTGCCAGATGCAGAGCTGCTCCCGGAGGAAGAACTGGAGCTTGAATCAGAGCTTGACGAGCTGCTGTCAGGCGGATCGTCGGAGGAAGAATCAGGATCGTCCGGGTCGTCTGGATCATCACTCCCGGAGGAGTCGTCCTTACAGCTGCCGGTAGGGTAAAGAACCAGACGACCGTTTGACAACCCCAGAATTCCGCTTCCCCCCGGCCAGTCAGGATCATCGCTGGAACTGCTGGATGAGGAGCTGCTTGAGCTTGAAGAAGAACTGCTGCTTGACGACGAACTGGAGCTGCTGGAAGAACTGCCGGAACTTGACGATGAGCCTGAACCAGAACTGCTTGATCCGGAACCAGAAGAACTGCTGCCAGACGAAGAACTGGAACTTGAGGAACTGCTGGAACTGGAACTGCTCGACGAACTGGAATCAGACTCATCGCCAGTCGGCACACCTCCTTCTGTGAACATAATTACCGCTTTGAAATAACCACGATACCCGGGTTCTGAAAACTGCATAATACCGACTTTGCCGTCACCATAAATAAGTCGAGCCGGACTGCAAGGGACCGCCGCGAATTCCTCCACAGCTCCTTTTTCAACCATGACTGGAGCTACGCAGTCGCCAACTTTCGCCTTTGTTTTGATCGGAACCAGAGAGATTCCGCCAATGATACAGTCGCCAACACCACCAGCCGGAAGCTCTGTGGGGAGAATCCCCCAGCATTGAGAACTTCCGTCAAAAGGGATGCATGGCAACACACCGGTCGGAGATTCTTCCTCGCTGGTTGCGTCAATGGTCACAGCTGAACCGGCAGGCAGCGTGTCGTCAGAACTGTTCCAGACCGGAACCCGCAGGCTGCTGTTTGCAGATCCTTTGGTGCTCCGGCCTCCGATCCGGCTGGATGCATTGACCAGGTCGCGGAGATTATTTTCCAGGACCGAGTTCGGCTGGAATGGATCGCCCCGGTTAACGTGAGGGAAAAATGCCATATATCACCTCAAATTCCCAGGCTGCCGAATCCGTCCGTATAACAGACTTCCGCCTTGTAGATTTTCTTGACTTTGCGGACACGCTCGCCGTTTTTTACTTCGTCGTCGGTCAAGGCCCAGATATATTCAAAGCCCTTCTTCGATCCGACGCTATGCCCGGCAACAGTCGCCTTGTTCTCGTTCAGACGAATCGCAAAGTGAAAACTTACGTTCACCTTTTTTGATCCTTTGGTCGGGGCCGAATAAGAACAGCCCAAGAACATGACCTCGCCAGAATTCCAGCCCTTGAAAGAACCGCTGTTGACCTTGCCAACAAGCTCCGCAACTTTCCGTTTCCAACTGGTCCCGGTTACCTTGCTTTTGCTCATGGGTTTGGTGTAGGTTTCGCGGAGTTCTCCGATCGAAACGTCAACACCGGCCGCTTCGCTTTCGCTGCCGTCTTTCCCATTCCAGCCGATCGGGACTGCCGCCGCTACGCTGGCAGAATCTTTGGTCTGCCCATCAGCGGCATATACGCAGGTCTGTTCGATGGCCTGAGTCATGTGTTTTGTCCCGGCCGAGCAGTCAAAGCTGACTGTCGGTTCATCATCCTCATCGCCGCTGTCGCCACCAGAAGATGTTGATTCGGAACCGAATTTGACTTCGATCTTCCAGGTGTTATCGGTCAGACGCTCGGAAATTGAAACTGACTTTTTCGGGATCGAACAGTATTCTTCCGGAGCTGCGTTATAAGCAGCGGTGCAGGCATCGGTGTCAACTTCCGTCCCGGTAACGATATAATGAACCGTTGCGGCGCTGGACGAATGAGTCCCGGAGCCCTGTTCGAGTTCCAGATCCACTGCGTCCCACGCCTGTGTTACTGTGATTGCCATTGTGATCTCCTGTTAGTTATAACTCAATGTCGCCGGAGCCGTTCCCGACTTCATACGTTTGAGTTGACGGTTTGTTTCACGGGTATTTTCGACGAGAGTTTCTGTCGCCCTGGCAGTTCTTTCCTGGGCCGATCCACCACCACCAAGAAGCGCGTCGAGTTCTTTTGCGCTCCAGGCTCCGACTGATTTTCCTGCTGTGGAAGGCATGTTAGCCGCCGCCTGTTCGGTTCTGGCAGCTGCTGCGTTGGCTCGTTCCTGTTCGGCTTCAACAGCGGCAGCCTTTTCCGCAGCCCGCTGTTTAACTTCATCCATAGCGCCTTGCCATTCCGCTTTCGCCGCGTCGATTTCAGCAGCAGCTTCGCCCACAGCCTGGTTATATTTGCGCTGGTTTTCGGCAATTTCGTCAACCATCGCATCGTCTACGCCCTGAACTGTGCGATCCCATTCGGAGGTGTCAATCGGAGCATTTGCTTCCGCCAATCCTGCTTCAGCACGTCTCCTGTTTTGATTGATTTTTTCAGTCATAGCATCATCCAGACCTTGAATCGTGCGATCCCATTCGGAGGTGTCGATCGGCGCATTTGCTTCTGCCAATCCAGCCTCAGCACGAGCTTTGTTCTGGTTTATTTTTGCCAACATCGCGTCGTCTAATCCCTTGTTCGCGGCTGCCCATTCTGCATTGAGTGCATCGAGCTCCCGCTGGGATTGACGCTCCGCATCGGAAGATTGCCGTCTCCTGGCATCCCGACGACGTTGATATTCCCGTTCAACAACAGCAATTTCTGCGTTAACTTCTTCCTCAGAATCGAAGAGTCCTTTTGTGCGAATCCACGCTTTCTGGATTTCCAGAACCGTATTTTCAAAGGCTGTCACGATTCCGTCCCAGATGTAGTTCCATGCTTTTTGCATTGCGTTTCCAATATATTTCAGGCCAATCAGCAGGCCGTACCAGAGGTTATTTCCCAGCTTCAGGATCGAGGTTGAAACCACAGCCCAAGAATCGTCCAGAAAGTTGACCAACGGGTACCAGACCTTCAAGATACAGTTCCAGAGATATTTGAAACCATGAAGCATGCCATACCAGAAGTGATATGCCCCTTTTAAGATGGAATACACGGTTACTGTCCACGCATCGTCAAGAGCATTAACCAGCGGATACCAAACCTTCAAGATGCAATTCCAGAGAAACTTGAAACCATAAAGCATGCCATACCAAAAATTGTACGCACCTTTGAGAATTGAGAAAATGATGATGGTCCAGCTGTCATTGAGGAAGTTTGTTAAACCATGCCATGCTTTTTTCAACGGGAAGATCCCTTGAAGCCAGATGACCTTTAATGCAGCCAGACCAACCTTTGCAGCCCCGGCGAGATCTCCAGATGCAAGAGCAATCTTTATGACCTCCCAGGTTTTTCCAAAAACTTCTTTTATACTAACAAAAGCGGATTTGAAGTCAGAGGCCATGCCTTTCGCCGCATCTGCGCAGATGTCCCATGCGCCGGTCAATTTCCAGACAACTGCGATTAGAGCTCCCAGCGCCACGCCGACCAAAACTGCCGGACTTGAGATCGCTGTCCACATCGCAATTGCCACGACTTTGACGCCGATCATCACAGCTTTAAGAGCCGTAAAAATGGCCATTAATCCCTTTACAGCGGCGATAGGAGCCAGCACAGCGACCTTTAAGATCTTGAACGCTGTGCTCAACGTTCCGACGGCGAAGGCCACCGCTTTAAACGCCAGCCCCAGGGTAATCAAAGCTGCCCCGGCAGCCAGTAACCCAGCAATAATTTTAACTGCTGTAATCACCACGCCCTTGTGAGCAGCGATCCATTCTGCGACCTTTGTCAGCACATCGGACATCCTTTTTATATAAGGTCCCAGCGCTTCACCGATAATTCGGCCTATGGCAATCTGGCAGCCTTCAACCGCCGACATAAAGATTCGGAAAGCGCCACCGATACCGGAGTCCATTTCCTCGGCTGTTTGGGCCGCTGTCCCGTTGACGGTCTGAAGTTTTTTTATGAACTCGTCCAGCTGGTCAATATTGCCTCCCAGCTGAAGACCAGCCAAAGATCCGCGCAGGTCGAAGATTTCCTCTGCAAATCCCAGACGTTGAGCTGTCGGCATGGAGGCCATTGCTTTTGCAATATCAGCCATGATGTCCGGCATTGCCCGGAGGTTTCCGTTTGCGTCGGTCGTTGCAATCCCCATAGCTTTAAGTTTCGCTTGGATCTTGGTGTTGGCAAACTGGCTGTACGCTTTACGCAGCGCTGTTCCCGCCAAGCTCCCTTTGATACCCATGTTGGCCAGCACACCCAGAGCTGCTGAAACGTTGGTGATTGAGTCACCGGCAGCGGCAGCCTGGGGACCGGCCATTTTCAGACCTTCAGACAGGTCCGTCAAGGTTTGCGCTGATCCGTTGGCCGTCGCGGTCAGAATGTCTGCCACGCTTGACATCTTTGAAGATTCAATGCCAAAGACTCGCATATTATTCGCAGCGATTTCTGCCGCCTCCGAAAGCTCCGTTCCCGTTGCTCTTGAGAGGTTCAGCACAGCCGGGATCGCAGCTTCAATCTCCTTCGGGGAGAAGCCCATGCGTCCAAGCGCAGTCATGCCTTCAGCCACCTGTTTCGCTGTAAAACTGGTGGTCCGGCCGAGCCTTTCGGCAACTTCCGTCAGCGATTTGAACTGCTGTTCTGTTGCGCCGGTGACCGCTTTCACCATTCGCATTTCGTCGTCGAAATCAGCAAATGTCTTTGTCGAATATGCCAAAGGAGCCGCTGCCAGCGTTGCCACCGTAACAAGGTTCTTTCCCACGCTTGTCATGGAATTTCCGAAGTTACGGAGCTTCGCCTGGGCTGCTTTCAGTCCTCTTTCGAGTTTGGTCTGGTCGAGCATCAATTCGACAAATGCGCGACCGGCTCTTACGTTTCCGGATGCTCCACTCATACCTTTTCTCCTTTTTGTTTTTTGCACCAAATGTCACGCAGGATTGATAGCGGAGCTTTCCCTGCGTGCTTTTTATTGGTATAGGGATTGAATTCAGAGGCGCTCACCGCTTTGCTCTTTTTCGGATCACGCATGACGTTGACGATCATCGCCATGAGATTTGAGGTCTGCGCCCATTCCAGTTTCCCGCGCCCATCCGCCATTTTCAGCAGCTCACGCAGGGTGAAAGGATCGGGGTTTATTCCGCAGATTCCTGCTGCTTCCCAGATAAGCCGGTCAACCTCTCCAGCTCGGAGACCATTTTGTTTTCGAACTCCCCGTCTGCCATCAGAGCGTCCAGGCGCTTCCGGGCAATCTCCTCGAAACGGCGGGTTGCAGACAGAATTTTCTGGAAGGCGAGCCGTTTCGGAGCCGGGAAAAAATCAATGATTTCATCCAACAGAGCCGTAGTTGCGTGTTCGACGGCATCTCCGGCCATAGCCATTCCGAAATCCTCGTCGGTCACGCCCTTTTGGTCACACTCTGCCTTGCAGACTGCATAAAGGACGTCAACGAGCAGAACCGGATCGCTGGACAACTGTTCCAGAAGTTTCGTATCAGGATTGTTGTTTTTATCCAGCTCGACGATGGCTGTCAGATCAACTCCGCAAAGCGCTCGGACTCTTTTTATTGCGGCCACATTTACAGCCAAAGTCCAGACGCGACCAGTATTATCAGTAAAGGTTTTCATTCGCAATTTTTCCTTTTTCTTGTTGAAATTTTGCATTTTTATGCTATGTTATTACTTGGGTATATGGATAACTAAGAAAGGTTTACAAAACGTATGAGCATGTTGGCTTTAGAATTTGCCATTTTTTGCATTGAGGAGATTGCATTAAAACTGCAAATCCCCGGCAGTGCTGTCTATGACATGCTTTCAAAACGTTCTGATATACTTTCTTCCTATATCATTCCAAGCTATGATGTTTTGCATACCCAGAGCAAGGAATATATAGTTGACGACATTATTGCGTTAATGCGCGAAGAAGGAGTTTTGGCATGATAAAAGTTTATCACGGTTCTTACGTAGAAGTCAAAACTCCCGACATTTCGTTCTCACGCGAAAATGTCGATTTTGGGAAAGGATTTTATGTAACTCCGATCCGGGAGCAAGCAATCAGCTGGGCACTTCGCTGGGTACGCAGAAAGAAAAAATCTGTTCTTAATACCTATGTTTTTTCTGAACATTTGATTGCAGAACTCGGTCTTAAAGTAAAAGATTTTCCTGCATACGATAAGGAATGGCTGCATTTTGTCGCAGACAATCGAAAAGGTATAAATCCTCACGATTACGACGTTGTTTGTGGCGGAGTTGCCAACGACAAGGTGTTTAATACGCTTGAACTGTATTTTGCAAATTTGATTCCGGAAGATGAAGCCCTGAATCGTTTGAAATACGAAAAACCGAATAAACAAATTTGCATTTGCAAGCAAGAACTGATTGATCGTTTGCTTCAATTTGAATCATCAGAGGAGGTTTCTGATGGAAGCAAATAATACCTTACTTCAAATGAAATATACCAGAATTGTCGCGGAGTTTGCCGAACAGGTAAATATTCCAATAGAACAAGCTCTGGATTTCTTTTACCATTCTGTAACCTACCAGGATTTGCGCGAAGGCATAGCTGATCTGCATTGCCGTAGCGACCAGTATATTGTGGATGAACTGAAAAACGAATTCAGTTCATCCAAATAAATGTTACTTCCAGACCGGCGCTCGCGTTGAAGCTGTAGGCTTCGCAGTAACGCTGACGGTCAGAGCCTCTTCCAGCGGCTGTTCCACCGAAAAGCCGGTGATCGAAAAGTCCGCGTCGAGACCATGCTCGTTTCCGTCTGTGATAAACAGTGCAATCGGGGTGTTGGAAAAGTATGCCTCCTGAAACGCAGTAAAGTCTGCATCTTCGGTATCGTACAGAATACCGAATTCCAGGGATGCTTCTTTCAACGTAGCGATAGATGCCTTCCAGCCCTGAGTGGCGCGAGTGGTCACGTCAGCTTCGCCGGATTCCAGGTTAAGTGTGAGGTCTTTGACGTTCTTCACTTCGGTGGAACCGGTCGAACCGGCAGCGCCACGAAGAAGAACAGCATCAAGTCCAAGTACAACTGCCATAGTAATTTCTCCTTGAGGGTTATGGTTTTACAGAATCTTCCCACAGTTTTGGAAGTTGTGGGGCTACCTTTTGAAGCGTCGGCCCCATCAGCGGGCGCTTCGGATATTTCCGGCGACGGTAGATGCCGCCGAATTCGTGTGCGGTCATGGAAATACCAATGAAACTTTCTGCCGGTCCCACGACAACAGTCATGCGCTGCCTTTCGACGCCAAACAGAATGGAGCGTTTCAAAAGGCCACGCCGGGTGTGTGGTGGTGATCCGGGACTTGAAGAATTCTTTGAACGCGAGACCGCGTTTCGGGCAGATTTCCGTATATAAGCGCCAGCTCTGGAAAGAGGCTTCGGGCTGCTTTTCTTGACCGCATTTTGCACCGCGTTACTGTCGAACTCGATGCGAACATTTGTGCTGGTCACGAGCAGATCTTCTTGAACGTCAGTTCGATGACGCTCGTGAACTGCCCGCGTTCCCGGAGGTGCTCCGGGCTATAGATGGGGTTATAAGCGACGCAGACGCAGGTCGCATTTGCAAGTTTTTTGTTCAGGAATGAAAGACCGAGACCTTCGACCGTTTGCAATAACGTGTCGAGCTCATCTTCACATCCGCGTTTGAGAAAGCCGATCTGGACCTTCAAAAGTTCTTCATGAGCCGCCCGGCTCACAGTTTTGTATTCCGGATTGATCGGGACAACAATGACGCGCATTGTTTCCAGATCCCGAAGATCAAACGTCGGAAAATAAAGAACTTCTGCATTATATTCGGCCAGAGAGTCGGCAACAGCAACAGCCAAATTTACCACATTGCTCATTTTACCACCGCGATAATAAGGTTTCCGATTGCGCCAAGCATCGCAATTACTGCTGCTGCCAGAGCAGACATAATCGTTTTTTGCATTTCGGCGGCGGGTTTGCAAGGTGGGATGTGGTGCTGCCGATCTTCGAAATGCATTTTAACCATCCCGCGCAGTTCGGCAATATCCAAACGCGCCTGGTTGACTTCATGCCAGAGGTCGAGGTTATCTGGGGTGTCAGGCATTTTCAGCTCCAATCTCTTTAGTGTGGATTCGACGGGTTGAATGATATGCTCCGGACCATCTCCACACCGGCTCTGCGTTCGGAGCTAAAACTTCGTAACGGCAACCGTTGTAAATGATGGCATCTCCTCGTTCCGGATCATCGGGAAGATCGGCAGCCGCAACAAGAAAGTCGCGGCTTTCGATCCGGATTGTCGAACCATACTGGTTTTCAGTCCGAAATAGCGTCCGGCCCAACGTCGCGGGGATCTCAAAAGATCCTCCGCCCTTCGGTTTGTAGGTGATTGTAACCGAAAGACATTCACGACGTTGTTCATTCAGCCATTCAGACGCGCTTTTCAGCAAGTCCAATTATACGGCGACGTAGGGAGCGTTGAGGAGAACGCGCACCACTTCTTCATCGGTTTCAGCAGCCTGGACAGATTTGCCAAGATACTGATTTCCGGACTGAGTTGCAGTCGCCACCTTGTTGGCAGCATCCCAATAAAGCGGAGTTCCGACAGCGATTGCGCCGGTTCCCTTCGGGGCATCAAAAACTCCGACCACAGCCAAAGAACCGAGGGTTCCGGCTTCAATATCCAAGCGGGCGACACCGACCAAACTTCCCTGAACGATCACATCGCCAGCAGCAACATTCTCAGTGGGACGATAATCGACAGCTTCACCTTTTTGTACGTAACGAGTCATAAATAATCTCCTTGAATTTCAGTGTGTTGTGTTATAATTTGCCGGGCGCATTTTTCAGCACCCGGCAGGGATTCTTAGGCAGCGCCGTTAGCTTTGACGATCCCACGATGGTCCTGTTCGCGGACACCGACGTCAAAGAAAACGCGGAACCACATACCGAGGACATTGAAATCGAGATCGCCACGCTCAACAGTCGGAGTTCTGCGGCCCTTCAAGTAACCGATCTCAAAGGTATCAACAGTACCGGGCTGACCGAAAAGATACCAGCCGGTAGAGCTTGCACCGGTATAAGCGCTGTTGGCAAGGTACGGAGAACTGACCACCTGGAGGTTTTCATCCGCAATGACGTTCAATGCAGGTCTGACGACATTGTCAGTACCACCAGACATCACAAGGGTCGCACCGCGAGTGAGCTCGATAGCGAGATGCTTGAGCGCAGTCGGGACCACCAGATAACGGGGTTCCACCGCGATCGGCTGACCATCCGCATCGACCTGGTCCAAGTAAAGCTCGATTGCTTTTTTGAGGCTGTCTGCGGAAAGTGCAGAGGTCGCGCCGGTGAGCAGGTTTTTGTGAGCTGCGGAGAACAATGCCTTACCATCGCCCTGAGTGGGGTTTGCCAAGAGACGACTGAAAAAGAGCTGGTCCACCAAGCGGGCCGCCCTGTTACCCATTGCAACCGGGACCTTGAGGAAGGCCCCCAGATCGTCATTGATAATCATTTTTCTGGTCAAGCAGAACTTCTTGGCGAAGGTGTCGATCTGGTTCTTTGCGGATTCTTCGATGAGTCCGCCTTCCTTGATCTCACCGTCTGCGGCCACAGGGAGAAGGTCACCCATGTCGGTCAAGCGGAAACGATCTGCCTCCTTAAAGTCGTTCAGGTCGCCGGTAGTACAAAGTTTGGTGGCGATAATCGGCTGGGCCTCATACGCTTGGAGCAATTTCTTGTTGGCGACGTTGCTCAAGATACCAGGCAAGGAAACGGTGCTGAACGCAGCCTGGATCGCCTGATTGTCAAAGCGGCGGGGAACATCCATACCTTCCAGACGGAGACATTCGCCCATAAGAGCGCGGATGCTCATGTCGCGGTCATCCCAGGCCATTTCGACAGCTTTTTCGCCGTAATCTTTGACCAGAGAATCTTCGTCGATTC